CTAGTGGAAACTATGATTTAAGCACTATTGTTAATATCATTAGTGCTGCTGCCGAAAGTGGATATAAAAGCCTTCAAAAGCCTATTGATTTTGATGAGTATATAATTTGTGAATGGATAGATGAAGTAGGTGGTTTATCTGCTAAAGAGGGTCAATTAATTGCATTTATGAAGTATATGCAAGATTCAATGACACCAGATTTACAGGAAACTAAGAAAGAGGCAAAAAAAAAATAGGATTTTATAGTTGGGATTCTCTATTAATTCTCGCAATTGAAGTTGGCTTGACAATAAATGAGTTTTGGCAACTATCTTGGCGAGAATTTTTGTTGTATAATATGGCATACCAAAATAAGGAAGTAAAGGAATGGGAAAGAGTAAGAACTTTATCGTATATGATATATTTATCTAATACATCTGATAAATCTCCTAAAAGTCTCAAATCCTTTATGCCTTTGCCAAGTGATATAGATGAGAATGAAGATGAACCTAAACTAACAAACGAGGAGCTTCAAAGAACATTATCTTTGTATGGAGTAAAATAATAAAATGGCAAACGAAACTTTACAATTAATAATAACTGCCGATAATAAAGAAGCGTTAAAAGCTATTGAGGATTTAGCAAAATCAACTTCTGGATTAAAGACTAGGTTTCAAGAGATTAAAGGAGATACTAATCAAGCTGCACTTGCTTTAAATAACTTATCTAGGGTTGCACAAGATGCTCCTTATGGTTTTATAGGTATAGCAAACAACATTAATCCGTTGTTAGAATCATTCCAACGATTAAAAGATACTACTGGAAGTACAACTGGTGCTTTTAAATCAATGCTTTCTAGTTTAGCTGGTCCAGCAGGTATTGGTTTAGCAGTAGGTGCTTTAACTTCTATTATTGTTGCATTCGGTCCTAAAATTAGTCAATACATTGCTCAAATATCTGAAGCTGATATGGCTCAAAGAAAAATGAATGATAGTATTGCAAAGGCAACAGGTTCAGCACAAGCAGAGGCAGATAAATTAACTATTTTAAATGATATTGTAAAAGATAGCACTTTAACAACTAACGAAAGAGAAACTGCGTTAAAACAATTACAAAATACTTATAAAGGTAATATTGAACTACAAAAATTAGATATTAATGATGGTCAAAGATTAGAAGTAGTCATTAATGGTATTACAGAGGCTTTAAAACGTAAAGCATTAGCACAAGCATTTGCAACATTAATAGCTGAAGAAGAAGCAAAGAAAGCAAGATTACAATTAGATAGTTTAGCTGAAATGAGAGACAAAGTAGGTGCTGCAACTGCTGCTTGGACATTTATCAAAGCTGCATTGACTAATGCTTCTGGTGAAATGGTTTCACTTCAATATAATACCGAAATAACTAATGAAGCACTAGATAAACATCAAGAAGAATTAGGAGCAGTAGATAAAAATATTAATTCATTAAAATCTAATTTAACTGATATTACTCGTGAGCAAATAAAATACAAAGATTCTACTACTTTATCTACTACTGCTTTAAAAGCACAAAGTAATGAAATGACTAATTATCAGAGAGAATTAAATGCTTATATAAAATCAGAACAAGATATAACTAGACCCACAAGGGCACAAAGAAGAAAAGCAACTCCAGTATTATTTCAACTTAATAGACAAAGAACAGACAAGATAAGTGAAGATGTACCAGCTTGGTACACAGACACTATGAATGAACAAACAAGTGTAGCTGCCCAAGACTTAGAAACTCTTAACACTCAATTAAAATTATCTGCTGAATTAACATCTGTTGTTGCTTCAGGTTTTAACAATGTATTTGAGACTTTTGTTAATGGTGGAGATATAGGCAAAGCATTAGAAGAATCGTTTAAAAGAATTGCTATACAATTAGTTGAAATGGTTGCACAAGCATTAATATTCAAAGCTATTTTAACTGCATTGGGTGTCGGTGCTACTCCTTTAGGTGCTGCTGCTTTAGATAGTGGAATGGGATTTGGTGGTGGTGGTTTATTAGGTCAATTTTTATTAAAGGGTAGTGATTTAGTATTAGCAACTCAAAGAGCAAATAGTAACCTTAACCTGAGAAGATAATATGGCATATCAAAATAAATACAAAGCAACATTTGCAAGTAAATCAGGCAAAACGGCTTATTTATATTTACAAGAAGATTCTTATGCTGGTAGTTTAATTGAGTATCAAGGAGTAGGTATTAACCTTCAGTATATACCTAATTCAGATGACCCATTTGAGCCTATTTATGCAAGTCAATTAGGAGTGGTTTTAGATGTAACAGATAACCTAGCTAATATCCCTGATTTTACTACTTTAAATGATAGAAAGTATTTTGCTAAATTATACTTAGATGCTGATTTACAATGGTGTGGTTGGGTATTATCAGATAATGTTCAAATAAGCTATTCAACTGGTAGAAAAGAATTGTCATTTAATGCCGTTGATGGATTAGGTATACTTAAAAGCATTCCATTACCAATAGCTGCATCTACTGATACCAATGCTATAAATACTTTATTATACTACATTACATTATGTTTAAATAGTATTGATTTCCCAATTGACCCTAATATAATGACAGTATGTTCTTATTATGCTACTGGTATGGATGATAGGTCTGATTATAGTTATAGCGAACCTTTTAATCAAACATATCTACCTTATAGAACCTTTATAGATACAGACATAACTTATATAAGTTGTTTGGATGTATTGTCTAATATTGTTAAATCATTTGGTTGTAGATTATTTCAAGCTGGTGGTAAATGGTGGATAGTTGCAGTTAATGAATTTGCTAATGAGAATAATTGGTTTACTGAATATACATACACAGGAACAGTTGCATCAAGTGGTAGTAACTTAAATACATTAAGCGTTATTCAGGGATATGTTGGCAATACAAGTGGATTATACTTTATAGATAATTCACAATTAAAAATAATGAAGAAAGGCTTTAATAAAGTTGAATGCAATTATGATGTAACAATAGCAGATAATTATATATCTAATGGCAATTTTAGACCTTTTACTGGCTTATATGCAGATAACTGGCAAATAAACTTTGCTGGAATAGGAAGTACTGTTACAATTGTAAATAATACAACTGATTCTTTTGCACAATATAGATTGATAAGGGGGAGTACATCTATAACAAATGAGGCTTCTATTGAAATAAAATCAGGTTCTTATCCTAAAATAGCAGGAGGGGTTAAACTTACATTTTCTTGGATATTTCAAGGTCAAGATTTAGGTAATCTCCCAAGAGGGCACGTTTACGTTTTATTAACAGATGGAACTGCTAGTTGGTGGTGGGATGGAACTGCTTGGGTAAGTACATCTCAATATTATAGTGTTCCAGCATATTCTGGTCCAAGTGGTAGTGATGTAAATTCATTTAGTTTTACTACTGCCGTTACTCCAATATCTGGGGAGTTACATTTTAAATATGCACTTGAAAATAGCACAGGTACTTTTGCTCAATTAAGTAATATGTCGCTTAAAATGACCCCATTGATTAATAATATATATTATTTTAGTTATTTAAGTAACACAAATGAATATGTTAAGACTGTTGAAATTCCTTATGGTAGTTTTAGTAGTTATTATTTTTATCCAATTGAGATAGGTATTTTCTTATTCAGTAATGGCTATAATCCTTCATCTTGGTATCAATATGGTGGTGCTACTAATTACCCAAGTTTAATACAATTATTGATGCAACAATTTACTAATGTGTATGCTCGTAATATTATAAATGTGGATTGTAGTTTATCTAGTTTATCAACAACAAATGGGATATTAAATGCTTCTAAGTTATTTAAGGCTACTGATACAGACCCTAATCAAATAAACATTGCTAGTAATTCATATATGTTAGGTAATGCTACAATAAGTTACCCTAATGATGAAAGTCAAGTTACATTACTACAAATTTCTAATACTAATATAGTATCTACAAATGGTTATGAAATATCATATAATACTTTAATTTAAGTAAATTTGCAATATGCCAGACAAAGTACAGGGTAAAAATATAATTCTTTATAAAGTAGTTGGAGGGGTAGATACTGCCTTTGCTTGTTCTACTAATTGCACCTTTAATATTCAAGTTGAACAAAAGGATGTAACAAGCCAGACTTCTGCTTGGTTTAGAGAATTTAAAATTGACATAGCTTCTTGGGTAGTTACTTGTGAAGGTATTGTTACTTTAGCAGGTTATTCATATGCTGATATGTTAACTAATCAATTGGCAAGGACAACTATTGCAGTTAAATTCTCAATAAATAATGGCTCTAGTTATACAATTATAAGTGGCAATGCTATTATATCTGCTCTTTCAATTAATGCTCCTTATAAAGAAATAGCAACTTATTCAATCACTTTACAAGGAATTGGTGCTTATACATTAACTTAGTAATAATGGCAACTAAAGTACAAGGCAAAGATGTTATTTTATACAAGATTGATACTTCAGTAATTCCTACATATGAAACTCCTTTTGCGTGTTCTACCAATTGTACTTTTAATGTTCAGGTTGAACAAAAAGAAGTATCTAGTAGAACAGATGCTTTCTTTACAGAATACCTTACCGACCTTTCTGTATGGAATGCTTCTTGTGAAGGAATAGTAACTCTTTCTGGCTTTTCATATCAACAAATGGCTCAAGTTATTTTAGATAGAACTTTGTTTCTTATTAGGTTTGCTATTGATAATGGGAATGATGGTTTTAAATACATTAGTGGATATTGTTTTATAACAAACTTTGATATAAGTGGAAACTATAAGGAAATAGGAACTTATGGGGTTACATTACAAGGAACAGGAAAGTATTACACAGATGCAACTCCTACAACAACTACAAGTACTACAAGCACTTCTACTAGCACAACAAGTACAACAACAAGTACAACTACGACAACCAGTACTACAACAACAAGTACAAGTACTACTACTTCAACAACGACATCTACTACTACAACGACAACGCAACCTCCAGTATGGTATGCTTTATTTAATTGTGCTACTGGTGTAACTGTTACTTCTACTAACTATCCTAATGGTTCTTTTGCAGTTAATGAACGAGTAACTTCAATAGGTCAAACGTTTAGAATTGATAGTATTTATTATACCGACCCTAGTGGGTTACAATTATCACTAACAACGACAGGATTAACTGGATGTCCAGCAACAACTACTACCACGACAACTTCTACTACTTTGGCAGTAGTAGATTTCACATTGACTTATACTTGTTCTGGTGGAACGGCTTTTTTAACATCTAATGCTTATACTGGAGGTGCTGGAACTTATGAATATACGGATGCAGTATTCTCTACTCAATCAGCAGCATTATCAGCAACGGCTTGGACTGCTGGTACTTCTAATATTTATTATAATCAAGATGACACCATTCATTGGGTAGCAGTAAGAGATGCAGCAAACCCTTTAAATAGAAGGGCTCGTTCTGTTACTCCAGCTTGTGCTACTACGACTACTACGAGTACTACGACTGTGCCTCCAGTATGGTATAATCTATTTAATTGTGGAACAGGTGCTTCGGTTACCTCTGCTCAATATCCTAATGGAACTTTCAATGTCAATGATAGAGTTACATCTATCGGTCAAACCTTTAGGATAGATTCAATTTATTATACAGACCCAAGTGGTTTGCAATTATCAATTACTGCTACTGGCTTCACAGGATGTCCTGCTACTACGACCACGACTACAACGACTACTTTAGCACCTTTATCTTTTAATATAAGTTATACTTGTAGTGGAACTAATGCAGTAGTAACGATTAACTCTTTCTCTGGTGGAAGTGGAGGTTATTCTTATGGCAATACTGTGTTTAACTATTTTACCGATGCTATTGCAAATACTGCTTATACTGCTGGAACATCTAATACATATGCACCAGCTTCATTTGCAGTATCAGGTCAATTATGGGCAGTAATAAAAGATAGTAACGGAAACAAATTAGCTTTATCGGTTACTCCTACTTGTACTACCACAACAACTACAACAACGACCACAACTACTACGGCTGCTCCTTGTGAATGCTGGACAATAGTAAACGAAGGAAGTGGTACTGGCAATTATTCTTATGATAGATGTAGTGATGGAACTACGTTAAATAGAAACATAGGAAGTGGTGTTACTCAGACAGTGTGTGCAAGAGCAGGAACTACACCATCTGCAAATTCAGGAACACTAACAATATATAGCTGTGGCACTCCTTGTTCAGTTAATTCTGATTGTGCTCCTTGTTAAATAAAAACCAAAACCGATGACAATAAGATTCGTATGTGCTCAACCAGCAACGCTTTACTATGCTTGGCAAGTAGAGGTAATGATTAACAACTTTAGTGCAATGGGAATCAATCCTAACAACATAGACATAGTATGTTGGCGAGATGGTTCTATTCCTATTGAATGGTCTAAACTAGCAAATAATTATGCAGCTAGATTCTTCTTTTATGATGATACCAGAGAAAATAAAAACTATGTTTCATCTATTAGACCAAACATTCTAAAGCAACATTTTAAGAAATTCCCTGAGTTAGAACAAGATGCTATTTTCTATCACGATTGCGATATAGTATTTACTAAGCCAATTGAATGGTATAAGTTTTTATATGATGACAAATGGTATGGTTCTGATACTAGATTCTACATTGGTTATGATTACATAATGAGTAAAGGCGAACAAGTATTAGATGCTATGTGTGATATAGTAGGAATAGACAAAGAAATTATCAAAGAGAATGAACGCAATTCAATAGGTGCTCAATATCTAATGAAAGGAATAGGTTGGAAATTTTGGGATAATGTAGAAAGGAATTGTGAGAGACTTTATAAAGAGATAAGCGAATTAAGTGCAAATATAAAAGCAGATAATCCAGTTTACCACGAGTTACAGATATGGTGTGCAGATATGTGGGCAGTATTATGGGAAGGTTGGAAGATGGATAAAAAAACAATATGTCATCCAGATTTAGATTTTGCTTGGGCAACATCAAGGATTGAATCTTGGGATAAATTAAACATCTATCATAACGCAGGAGCAATTGATGCTATAAGTGGATTATTCTTTAAGTCTAATTACATTAATAAGTTGCCTTATGGGGAAACTATAAACATAAATAAAGAGTTTGCTAGTTCTAAATATTGGGAATTAATACAACAAACTAAAACAGTCCTATGAGAATAATATCAGCTAAATATGGTGGTGTAGATTGTACGGAGATTGTCAGTAACAAAGTAAAGTCTGATAAATTAATGCTAAGAGTAAATAACGATATTATAGGAGACCCTAATGTCGGGCAAGTAAAGCATTTAGAATTAAGTTGGCAAGATAAAGATTTGGTCCATTTACAAACGTATAAGGAAGGCAGTTTAATCTCTATCCCAAAGACTGGGAATAAGCGTTTAGGCATCTTTTATTCTAACAATAACCAACATACTATTTGGAATGCCATTTATAAGTCATTAGACACTATAAAAATCGCCTCTGAAGGCAAAGCCGATATAATCACTTGCCTTTGGGAAGAAATGCCCTTAAATCCGTTCCTAAGCGTTTTTAGTTGGTATAAGTCTCAAAGCCACCTTAACCAATTGTTACAGATAATGCAATGCTTGTTTATGGCTAGGGAGATGGGAGAGTACGAATATGTATCTTTCTTAGAGCACGATGTAATGTACCCAAAAGGTTATTTTGATTATCCAGACTTTAACAAAGGAGAAGTTTTAACCAATATGCACTATGGAGGAATCAATAAGGAAGGTTGGCAACATAGACACCAAAACGATGAGCCTTTCCACCAAATGACTATGAGACTAGATGATGCAATTGAGCATTGTTTAAACATACTTCCTAATGCCTTAAAGGTTAATTGTGGCAATATAGAAACAGATAAATTAAAACGAACTCAATGGGTAAGTAAGAATGAGGCTATCCATATTAATCACGGCAATCACTTTACATCTCATAATTCTATCTATTCTAAAGACAATACTTATCAAACTCATCCTTATTGGGGGGAAGCTATTGAATATAAGGAATTGTTTAATAATTAGTAAATTTGTAAAAATAGAAAAATAATGTCTTGTAATCCTTCTAATGCTGATTTCAGACCAGCGAATTATAATATTCAGATATGGCAGAACAATACTTGGAGTCAAATATTCCAATTAACTGCTAATACTGACCCAATTGATTTAACAGGTGCGAATATAGAAATTCAAGTTCGTAGGAGACCTAATTCAGCAGATGCAGATATGACATTGACTTTAGCTGATGGTATAACTATTGGTGGTGTAGATGATAACCAAATTACAATTAATTACGATGTGAATATAGATGCTGGTTCTTATGTTTATGATATGACTATCCAATTTCCAAATGATAATATCAAGACATATATTTGGGGTAATTTTATTGTTTATCAAGATATAACACAAATCTAATGAGTACAGAAATAACAGTTGTAAATGATATTATAGAGATTAATGTAACTGAAGAACCAGTAATAATTGAAGCTCCTTCTGGAGCATATCCTTTGCCTACTGGTGTTTATTCTGTATATGGTAGAACAGGGAACGTAGTTGCTCAAGATGGTGATTATACTTTAACTCTTTTAGGTGATGTAACAATTGTTACTCCTAGTAATGGTCAAGTTTTAAGATACAATGGAACTGCTTGGGTAAACTCAACTGAAAGTTATGTAGGTACAGTTACAAGTGTAGCTGCAAGTGTTCCAACAGGATTAACAATAGCTGGTTCTCCAATAACTACTTCAGGAACTTTAGCTTTTGGATTACAAACAGGCTATTCAATTCCTACTACTGCAAGTCAAACAACTTGGGATACTGCATATAATAGAAGTTTAACATCTGCTGCCGTAACAGGAACAACGACTAAGACTTTGACATTAAATCAGCAAAGTGGTGGTACTATTACTGCTTCTTGGACCGATGACAATACAGATGCAGTAACTTCAGTATTTGGTAGAACTGGAGCAGTTGTAGCTACAAGTGGTGATTATAATACTTTGCAAGTAACTGAGAATACTAATTTATATTTTACTGAGCAAAGAGCAAGATTCTCTATAAGTGGAAGTTCTGCTTCAGGTGTGGTTTATTCTAATACAACTGGTATTATTGCTTTAGATGATATTCCTAATACAAGTTTATTTAACGATTCAGTTACTATAAACTCAAAGACTGTGGCTTTAGGTGGTTCTACTACTTTAAGCACAACAGATATAGGTGAAGGAACAAACCTTTACTTTACAACTGCAAGAGCACAAGCTGCTATAAGTGGTACTGCTCCTATTAGTGTTACAAGTGGGGTAGTTTCTATCTCTCAATCTAGTGCATCTACAAATGGTTATTTAAGTAGTGCAGATTGGGTAACTTTTAATAGTAAACAATCAACTTTAACATTAACTACAACTGGTAATAATGGTTCGGCTACTTTAGTTGGTTCTACTTTAAATGTTCCAACATATACTTTGGCTGGTTTAGGTGGTATTAGTTTAACTGGCTTAAGTGCATCTTCTCCTTTGTTCTATAATAATACTACTGGTAATTTTACTATCCAAGTTGCTAATTCAACTCAAAACGGATATTTATCAAGTACAGATTGGTCAACTTTTAATGATAAACAAAACCAATTAAACGGAACAGGCTTTGTTAAAGCTAGTGGCACAACCATTACTTACGATAATTCTACTTACTTAACAACTATTGAAGGCATTGCTGCTGGAGGGGAATTAAGTGGAACTTATGCAAGTCCTTCTTTGGTTAATTCGGCAGTAACAGGGAAAGTTTTAACTGGTGTTAATGTAACTGGTGGTTCAATATCTGCTACTGATTCAATCTTAACTGCTTTTGGTAAAGTTCAAAATCAAATCAACGGATTAATAGGTGGTTCAATATATAAAGGAACTTGGAATGCTAGTACTAATACTCCTACTTTGGCAAGTGGAGTAGGAACTGCTGGTAATTACTATATTGTATCTGTTGCAGGTACAACTAACTTAGATGGCATTACCGATTGGCAAGTGGGAGATTGGGCAATATTTCAAGGAAGTGTTTGGCAAAAGGTAGATAATACCGATGCAGTAGTTTCCGTAAATGGATTTACTGGAGCAGTTAGTTTAACTACTTCTAACATTAGTGAGGGTACAAATCTTTACTATACCGATGCTAGAGCAAGATTAAGTGTATCAGGTAGTACAGGCATAAGTTATAACTCTACAACTGGTGTTATAACAAACTCTTTACCAGACCAAACTGTTACTTTAACAGGAGCAGGAACTACATCAATTAGTGGTACTTATCCTTCTTTTACAATAACAAGTAACGATACTTATAACGGAACAGTAACTTCAATAGGAATTACTGAATCAGTAGCTGCACTTTCTATTACAGGAAGTCCTGTAACTACAAGTGGTAATATTAATATTGGTTTTGCTGGTGCTGCTAGTCAGTATGTAGCTGGGGATGGCTCATTAGTAACCTTCCCAAGTATTCCATCAATAACTGGATTAGTGCCTTATACTGGTGCAACACAAAACGTAGATTTAGGAACGCATAGTTTAACTGCTGCTGATTTAATAATTAATCACGCGAGTGGAAGTGGAGTTGCTGCATCTATTACTAAAGGTGGTAATGGTGAGGCTTTAACTGTGGTTAAGTCAAGTGGAAGTGGTAACGCTGCAAGTATTACAGGTGGAGTTACTTTACTTGATGAATTACATTTAACAACTGATTTAGCTGACTCATATATAGCAAGTGCAACAACTTGGAACGCTAAACAATCTGCAATCACATTAACAACTACTGGTAATAGTGGTGCAAGTACTTTTATTTCTAATACTTTAAATATCCCTACATATACCTTAGCTGGTTTGGGTGGTATAAATTTAAGTTCTTTAAGTGCTACAAGTCCTTTATTATACGATAACACTACTGGTGTATTTTCAATACAACAATCAAGTGCTTCACAAGCAGGTTTCTTATCAAGTGCTGATTGGACAACCTTTAACTCTAAGCAAAACGCTTTAACCAACCCAGTAACAGGAACAGGAACTACAAATTACGTTTCTAAGTTTACAGGCACATCAACCATAGGCAATAGCTTAATATTTGATAATGGAACTAATGTTGGAATAGGTAATACTAATACTACTTATAAACTTGATGTTAGTGGTACAGGAAATTTTACAGGTGCATTAAGTGGTACAAGTGCTACATTCTCTAGTAGTGTAACGGCACAAGGATATTTTGCTTTAACAACTACATCGGATGCTTATGCTATTCAAGGAACATTAAGTTGGAATAGTGCAAGGGGAACTGTTATAAGTGGTAAAACTGCAAGTGTATTTGATTTTGCAGTATATGGAGCTGCTGCTCAAGCATTAATAACAAATCCAACAGGAACAAGTGTTATATCATTTCCATCAGGTAATGTAGGTATTGGTACAAGTAGTCCAAGTGAGAAATTACATTTATATAATAATACTGCGGGTACGCCAACTACTTTAATTATTGAAAATAATGTTAATAACCAAAATTCTCAAATAAATTTTAAATCTATATATGGGGGTTCTACTGCAAAATCATTTTTAATAGGTTCTAATATAAGTGTAGCTGCTGGAAGTTGGGAAATATATGATGCAACGGCAGCAGCAGCTAGATTAGTTATTACAAGTGGGGGTGTTGTACAAATAACAGGTCTTACAAGTAATGGTACTGTTTCAACCCAAAGTTCAAATGGTAGTTTATATGTTTCTTCAGATGCTAATTTGAAAATAGAAGATGGGTATGTAGAAAACGGATTAGAAAAAGTATTAGCATTAAAACCAAGATATTTTTATTGGAAAGATAAAGAAGCATTTAGTGCAGATAGACAATTAGGATTTTATGCTCAAGAGGTTAATGCTGTATCTGAAGAAACTGCTAATACACCACCTGAAGGATGTGGATGGGGAATATATGATAGAGGGTTAGTAGCATTACTAACTGCTGCCATCCAAGAATTATCTAAACAAAACGAAGAACTATCTAATAGATTAATCAAACTAGAATTAAAGTAGCTAGAATTATAATAGAATAATCTTATATTTGTAAAAAATCAATACTATGATATCAATTAACGAGCAACAATTAAAAGATTTAGAAGCATTTATTAATCAAATTCCAACTCAATATGGCTTACCCCTATTGCAGTTTCTTGGTAAATTAAATGCAGAACAAAATCCTCCAGTTGAGGAAGTAAACGCAGACTAATGACACCACATAGCAACCAAGCCGACTTTGGAATGGTACTAAGTATCACAAGTGCTGCAATAAGCATCGCAAGTATTCAACCTATTGTAACTTTCGTAGCAAGTTTGGTTGCTATTGTCTCTGGAGTATTTGCCATTAGGTATTATTATAAGGCAGCTAAAAAGTTTAAGTAATGAGAGACATTGTAATTACTTTGGTGATTGCAGTAGTTCTTATCTTCATTTTTAACGGAAGGTACAACGGAAACGAACCTACAATAGTAACGCATACCGATACTATCTATAAGCACGACATAACAAAGAAATATATTAAAGGGGATTCTATCCCTTTTGTCGTTTTAGGTATTGATACAACCATTGTACACGATACTGTACGTATAGTTCAAGATTATGCGTACGTACGAGCCTACTCGGACACTATAAAGATAGATTCAAGCACATTTATTATTAATGATACTATCTCCAAAAATAGGATATTAAATAGGGGATTTTACGCAGACATAAGTCAAAAAACGATAAAAGTAGAAACCATTAGGACAACACCATCCAAAAATGAGCTTTATTGGGGTGTTTTAGCCGATTTAAGGGCAGTTGACAATAAAGTTGGTGTAGGAGTTGGTTTAGGGTTTAAAACCTCTAAAAAGGGCTTATTTACTATATCAGCTACTACTAATCAATATTCAATCGGATTTTACACTAAATTTTAATAAATGAAAAAGTTAATAAACATAATAAAAGGATTTTTTACTAAAAAGGAAATAGTAATAGAAAAGCCTAAAAAAGCTAAGAAAAAATGACACAAGAGGAAATATCAAATCAATTAGCTGCAAACCAAAGCAAGAGTGGATTAGTTGAAAAGCTAGTCTTTGTCTTATTGCCTATTTGCGTTTCTGCTATTGGATGGTTACTTACTCAAGTAAGCACTTTAAACAACCAGATAACTGTGTTAAATAATAAAGTTGCAGTTGTAGTAAATGCTGAAAATAAGGCTATCCCACCACAAGGAACAACAATTGAAATGGAAGCTATTAGGTCGGCAGCAGCACAAAGCAGAGCAGATATGAAGATGGAAATAGTTGAAAGAATGACTAACATAAAAGAAGCAGCAGCAGCAGAAAGGGCAGAAATTAAACAAAGATTAGCAGTATTAGAATATAAAAATAAATTAAAATGAAAGACTGGATAAAAAATTTACTTAGTGATGAAAGAGGAAGCATAAGCACTAAAAGAGTAATTGCTTTAGTATCGGCATTTTTTCTATGTATTACTTTGATAGCTAATTCATTTAGTCATATTGAAGTAGCACCTAGTGATAAATTAGTAGATGCAGTAATGGTTATTTGTATTGCTGCAATGGGAACTACGACAATAGATAAATTCTCAAAATGAAACAAAAAGCAATCCTTAGAGTAGCATTAGTACTTTGGTTTGTATTATTAATATTCTTTATAATGGCAAGATATGTTAAGTAAAAAAGCAATAGACCTTATTATTCAATTTGAGGTAGGAGGTAGAGCATACTATGATAAGAAACTACAATCCCCTATTTGGGCAGGTGGAGAATCAGGAATAACTATTGGAATGGGATATGACTGTGGTTTTGTAAACGAAAAGCAGTTCTTTCAAGACTGGGGTAATATGCTTACACCTAACTTTTTAGAGCCATTAAGAAAGACTATTGGACTTAAAGGCATACAAGCTAAACAAATGTTAAGAGGGGAATTAATGCAGGTTAAAATCTCATACAATATTGCATACGAGGTATTCGTTAAATGCTCAGTACCTAAGTATTTTAAAATGACTAAGGCAATATATCCAGAACTAGAAACGTTAAATGAGGACACACAGGGTGCGTTGGTTTCTATGGTTTACAACAGAGGGAATAAGCTAGAAGGGGATTCTAGGATTGAGATGAAGCGAATAGTTGAGATGGTTAAGAATAAAGACTATGAAGGAATAGCAGAGGAGATAGAAAAGAGTAAAAGGCATTGGGAAAATCGTGGACTTGATGGTTTGGTAGTGAGAAGGGAAGCAGAAGCAGACTTGATTCGTGATTCAATTGTGTAGATAACAAAAACCTAAAATATGGCAACTCCACAACTGCGTACAAAACGCAGGAGACTTTTCTTTGACATTGAAACAAGTCCGAATATTGGTTTGTTCTGGGAGGCTGGTTATAAAAAGAACATTGATTACTCAAACATTATTCAAGAACGAGCAATCATTTGCATTTGCTATAAGTGGGAAGATGAAAAAGAAGTTTACTCTTTACAATGGGATTCTAAGCAGAATGACAAAACAATGCTACTTAAATTTATTGAGGTGGCAAATCTTTCTACTGAAATGGTTGGACACAATGGCGATAAGTTTGACTTGGCTTGGATTAGGACTAGATGTTTATTTCATCATATCCCAATGTTTCCTAAGTATTTAACCATTGATACTTTAAAGGTAGCTAGACAAAAGTTTAGGTTTAATTCAAATAGACTTAATTACATTGCAGATTTTTTAGGCTTAGGTCAAAAGATAAAGACCGAATATTCATTGTGGAAAGACATTCTTTTACACAAGGATAAGATTGCTATGGAAAAGATGATTAAGTATTGCAAAAAGGATGTTATTTTGCTAGAGAAAGTATTTGCTGAATTAAAGAATCATATAGACCCTAAGACACATTACGGAGTTGTTTTTGGCGAGGATAGAGGAACTTGCCCTGAATGTGGAAGTAATGACCTTACTAGAAATAATAAGGTAATAACTGCTACTGGATTAACTAGGATTCAATATAGATGTACAACTTGCTACAAATATCATAGTAAAACCGATAAATAAAATGAAAATGCCTAAGAATTGGAATAAACTTAATTTAAGCGAACAAGAAAGCTGGTTAGTAAAGAAGTATCAAGAAATGATTAGCGAAGTAGAATCAGTAAGTAAGATGTTAGCTAAGATAAGAGGTGGCAATAAAATCGTAGTAAAGGAGATTGAAAGACCAGATGAAGCCTTACTTAAATCGTGAGAATCAAAATAATATATCGTAAACTTGGTAAGGAACAGGCTTACGGCATATCCTCTAGCGATGGTGTAATAGAGATTGATGAAAGGCTAAAAGGTAAGAAGCATTGTGAGATATTGATTCACGAGATATTACATTTACTAAACCCAAAGGATGATGAAAAAACCATAATTCGCAAAAGTGTAACTTTGACTAAGATTCTGTGGAATGAAGGCTATCGTAGAGTAGATGATACAAACGATGAGCCGTTACAGGATGGGTCAATGTAAGGTTGTTTTTTCTTGTTCATAGGTTCTCCTCAGTGTAAAAAGCTGGGGAGTTTTTATTATATTTGTATTTAGATATACTAATGGTTCGGAGGTACGTTTCTACGTTGCCTCCTTTTTTTTGCACTTTAGTCAAGTTATAACTTTACTTTATCCCTTAAAAGTAACATAACAATAGCTATATGTTACTTTAATGACACATTATCGTATGAATAAGTGTACTAATGTTACACAATATGTGATGTTCACGTATTCGTGAAAGGTTTAAAAATGTGAACACTTGCGTAGTATGACTACCAACAATTAACAAATTTTGTTACAAATAAATATAAATCAGTAACATACATACCCTAATTCTGTTACAACATTTTACATATTCTACCATAACTATTTAACAATGTTCCAAAATGGAACTTGTGTAACCAAATTGGTAACATCAACAAAAGGCAATTGGGATTCGTGAACCTATCACTAAGCCTCGCTCAAAACGTCCTAAACGTTCAATTGCAATACAAAAATACTAATTATGTTACAACATTTTACATATTATACCCTAACTATGTTACCAATTTGGTTACAAGTTCTCTAATAGTAAACTTTATCAATCATAAAAGTTACCCAATAAGGCAACTTTGAGCCGTAAATGACCGATAATTGGCTCATTTTAGACTGATAAAAAGAAATTTAAATAATTTATTGTTTGTATTGTAATTGTTTGTATCTTTGTTAAAACAAAACCAAATTAGTATGAAACAGTCAATTTTAGATTTAGTATTACAATCAGACAAGGTTCAAAATACCATTAAGCAATACAAAGAATGGGGTTATGATTTAGATTTAGGTAACATTACAGATGTGTGCGTTTTTGGACTTTCTAAAGAATCATTTAAAAATGGTCGTGGTGCTGAATTAACATTTTATTTTGATGATTGCAAGTCTATTGGTGCTGACGGTTCATATTCTGAACATAAAGAATTTTCTTTGTCTATTGGTTATAAAACACCTAAAGGTTATTTTTCAACTAAAATGATTCCTGTAACAGTTGCAGATGCTCAAAATTTGAC